AGTTCCCGTTCCTCCAGCTGAACTTCTTCCTGTATTTAAACCAGTTGGATTAGTAGTCCAACTAGTACCATTATATAACTCTGTTAATGTTTTATCATCATTTCCACCAAATGCTAAAGCAGCGGTTTGAGTCCCTGCACCCATCAGATTAACATTTGATATGCTTAAATCTGAGCTTGTAGACCAAGAACCAAATGCTGCTGCTCCTAAATTCCATTCTTCGGTTGCGCCTGTTTGAATTGTTGGACTTTCTCCACCAAAAGCTAAGGAGGAAGTGTTACTTCCATCTCCTGCTAATATAAATCTAGCTGTATTTAAATCATTAGTTTCCGTCCAAATAGTTCCATTCCAAATTTCTGTTGCACCTGTATTTGCTGTTGTTACATATCCACCAAATGCTAAAGCCGCAGTTTGGATTCCTGATCCTCCTAAACCACGCCTAGCTGTATTTAAATCATTTAATTCTGTCCAACTTGTTCCATTCCAAGATTCAGTGTTCGCAATACTAGGAGGTCCACCTCCAAAAACAATTACTGAAGTATTATTAGCCCCAGCACCAGCACTTAATCTCCTAACTGTATTTATATCTGCTATCTCACTCCAAGAAGTTCCATTCCAACTTTCGGTGTTCCCTACAACAGGTCCAGGAAATGTATTTCTTCCAGCAAATATAGCGGATGTTTGAATACCTGCTGAACCCCCTTGTCCACCTGCTGTATTTAAATCATTTACTTCTGTCCAACTTGTTCCATTCCAAGATTCTGTTTCAGCTGTTTGAGTTGCAGCTCCTGGACTTATTTGACCACCAAAACTTAATGTTGCAGTTTGTATTCCTGCTGATCCCATATTTTGCTTAGCAGCACTTAAATCATTTACTTCTGTCCAAGCTGATCCATTATAAGATTCTGTATTTGCATAAAATGTACCTGGATCATCAGATCCACCAAAAGCTAAAGCAGATGTATTAGAAGCTCCTGTACCTCCCAAAGTTTTTCTAGCCGTATTTAAATTAGCACCCGAAGTCCACGCTCCAAAAACTGGATTTGCTGAATACTTAAAATTTCCTAATGAAGAATTATACCAAACTTGACCTAAAACTGGATTAGGAGGATCCCCAGCATAGTTTTGAATTGCTGTTCCTTGAATACCTTTATAAGTAGTCATAGTTATTTATTCTGGAGCAACCAGCCTTGTGTTGAATCTACATATACTAAAGTAAAACCAGCTCTTTCAACTGCAACTGTTAAATCAGATGCTGATCCTTGAATGTTGTGTCCATTTCTACCAATAGTTAAATTGTTAGTATCAAATGTTCCTGCATAATCAATGATTGAAATAAAATCTCCTATTGTTGCAGTTGTTGGAAGTGTAACGGTAAATGCTCCGCCTGTTGTATTACAAAAATATCCATTGCCTGCGACCGCGTTTGCTGGATCTGCAGTGATAACTGCTTGCCAAGATGCTCCACCTGAAATATCTCCAAAGGATGCAGTAGTTCCATCAGTTGTTAATACTTGTCCAGCAGTACCCATAGTGATTCCACCAAAAGAACCATTATCATTAAATTGAATTTGTTTATCAGATCCACCTGGAGGGGATGCTAATGCAATATCAATAATATTTGTACCGTTTGAATAAACAAATTTTTGTCCTTTATCGGTTGCAGAAAAAGTTACACCTGTTCCAGAAACTGTTTTTACCTGTACTGTAAAAGAACCAGTGGTTCCGTTTTCAAGAACATAAATTTTTTCAATTGAATCTGGAATCGTTACAATTTGATTTCCTGTAATAGTTCCTGTAAATTTTATAATTGCATTTCTACCATTAGACAAAGTACCATCTGTTACTGCAAGAGCTGTAGTTTGTGCTCCACCAGCAATAGATACTTCTTGATATCCTGCAAAACCTTGTTGTATTAATTGTAAATTGGTGTTTGTTTTATCACCCCAAGTCCCAGAGTTTTCCCCTGTGACCATTAATTCTAAACCTAAATCTGTATATGTAGATGCCATAATTATCTCCTATTTTAAATTTTTTATGCTGCAGTGTCAACGCGTACCCAAGTATTTGAGACACTAGTATTTATTGCTGTCCATGTATTATTTGCCCCAGGTATTACTTTTGACCAAGTTACAATCTTCTCATTACCTGTCGTACTAGTAATATTTAAACCTGTCGGGATAACAATCGCATTAGCTGTAATTGTAACAGTATTTGTTGTAATTGTTAATGCTTGACCTGTTACCTCTGCCACAGATACCGCGTCTACAGAAGCTACAGTAGAGGTTATTAGAAGACCTGTTAAAGTGCCTGTATTTGCATCTGCCGCTATAGATACTGTATTAGTAGTTGTATTTAATAACTCTCCAGTTAAATCTACAGGTGTATTTAAATCAATACTTACGGTATTAGTGGTTGTTGTTAAATTTTCACCACTAGTTGCAATGTTAACATCTGTATAAGCAATCTCATTACCAAGACTTAATGATAATGTTTGAGGTTGAACTATAATTGGTCCAACAGCTATTTCAATACTTACTGTATTAGTAGTTGTATTAAGTAATACTTCACCAACTAAATTTTCACTAACATTTCCATCTGCAGTAATGGATACAGAATCCACATTGGTAGTTGTAACTAGACTATCTGCAGTAACACTTACGTCTGATTTTGGTAATTCATCACCTATTGAAGTTTGTAAAATAGTTAAGGCACTTAAATTAACCGAAGCACCTGCCGTAATACTAACTGTATTAGTGGTAGTAGTTAAAGATTCTCCAGTTACGTTTGATTGTACACTGATAGTTGCAGTAACAGAATTTAATTGTGAGGTAATAGTGTTAAGAGCATTACCGTCACCCCAAGCAAATTCTCCCCACGCACCATCTCCGTAAGCATCCGAAATAGATACAACTATCCCGTTATCTCCCCAGGCTTGTTCACCCCACTTATTGGATCCCCAAGGAGACGCAGTCATGCGTTAACTCCTTAACTGATTCTTAAGATCGCTGCAGCTGTTGTGAATGCTGGGAACTGAATAGTAAAAGTTCCTGCTGTTGCTGTTTTGTCTCCACCAAAATCTAAAACACAAACTGCTTTACTTGCATCAGTTGAGTTATAAATTAAAGCACCTCTAGCTGTCAAAGTAACGCCAGTAAAAGACAAGTTTGCAAATGTTGCTATTGCAACACCCGATGCGACCGAGGTTTGTTGAGATCGTAATACTCCACCACCAGCTGCATATTGTCCAGAAGGTGATACTTCATTACCTGTGGTGTATGAAGTTGTTGCTGCACTTAATACTGCTGTTGATTTATATAATGCTAGTTTAAAAGTATCCCCACCTGTATCAAGGTCATGAACACCGTCTAATAATTCTTTTTTAAATGAATTACATACTGCTTGTGCTATTGCCATAAAAAATTCTCCTTAAATTTTAATTTTAAGTATTAGGTGATGGACTAGGAACTTTAATTCTTGGAACACCATCCGTATACTCGTCTCTACGTCTTCTGCCCATTTGTTCTAAAGCATAAGATTGTATTGCTTCATTATACCTATTTTGATAGAGGTTGTACATATCTGCTGGTCCTTTTAAATAACCATAGGCTTCTACTAAACAAGCATATAATAAAAGTTCTGGAGCTTGTTTTGAAAGCTCAGTTTGCGTATTAGACGAACTTAATGCTGGAGGTGTAGATATGTAATTTAACTGAATAGTGTAGTTACTAGCAGGAGTTGGAGCAACTACAATGTTGTCATCATCCCAATTAGCATAGTATTTTGGAAGACCCGAAGCTCCTCCGCTATTATATTCAGAAATAAAACTAGTGTCTCTTTTATCTAAAAATGACCTTGTACTTCCATCAATAACTTCTACAGATCTTATAATAATAGTATCTGTTGGTAATAATACATAACGATTACCAGAAGTAAAAGTAGAAGTTGCATAATCTCTTGCATAATCAGCATCTACTTCTCTAAATATTCTAAATTCAGAATCTCTAATAAAACCATCTATAATAGTAGCAGTTAAAACATTACTATCTACTTCTGTATAATCTCTAATTTTTTGTACTAATTCAGCGTATGTCATGATATTATGATATTACAATTGTTACCTTTCCTAATCTTGTTCCTACTTGTCTTTTATTATTTTCTGTTAATGGATCTACACTAGGCATCATTCCATTAGATGTAAATTGTCCATCCCAATAGTAAGGATCCAAATCAACAATAGTAGGAGATGAATCTTGAGGTCTAGCATTCCATAATGCAACTGGATCTGCTCTATGGTATTTAGGATCTAGTTGAGGATGTTTAGCCTCAAATTCAGAAATATGGACCCACGAACCATTCCATTCTTTTACCATTTCTCTATATGGAAAAGCTTGTCCTGATCTATCAGATATGGATTGTGAGTATTTACCTTTTGCGTATGACATTAAGATCCTTGTGGGTAATAAATATTAGGTGTAATGTACACAGAAGTTCTTTGACCATCTTCATCTAATGCACGTTTTAATTCATCTTCATATAAAAGTTTTAATGCTTGGATTCTATCTGGTGCAACTTTTTGTGATAAGTAAAAAGCTAATCCTGAAACCATACAAGGATAAAATCGATATGGCATATCTGTTGTATTCGTATAAGCACCTGCATCTTCAATTCTTGCAATATAATAATAAAAAATATTAGTCACAGCAGAAGTATCTGGAGCTAAATATAAAGTTATGGTTGGACTTAATAATCTGTTTACATAATACTGAGAAGGTGTTCCTGTATCTGTTTTATTAGGGATAGCAATATATTCTGATCTTGAAATTTTATTTAAAGTTTGTTGTGTTCCTCCAGTAACTGTTACTACTGCTTCTAAAACATCACTACAATCACTAGGTGTACTATATGTTGCAGTTCCATTAGTTAAGGTTTGTGTATTAGATTTAACTTTCCATAAATTAATTCCACGATTTCCCCATTCAGAAAATAAAAGGTTTAGGCTACGTCTAGCAGATTTAATGTTATATCCAGAATTAGTTCTTACACCGCATCTTTCATATGCTTCTTCAATAGTATCATCAATCGTGATATTAAATGATGTAGTACCAGATGTAGCCATTTATAAACCTTACTTCTTTTTGCTTTTCTTAGGCTTCATTTCTTTTTTGCCACCTGATTTAGGTGCAATGCCTGATTTTTGGTAATTTTTCATTCCCATGGTAAATCTCCTTGTTAACAAATTTATTATAGCTAATATTTTAGTTGTAAGCTAGAGGATTGCTGATTTTAGCAGTTATTTCAATAAATCTTTATAATAAGCTCTAGCACTAGGATTAGATAATTTAATACCTACAGAATCATGCTTGATAAATTTTCCCATATAAGCATTTTGTGGTTTTTCCATAAAAGGTTTATGATAAGCATGTCTCATTTTAAATTCTTTTTTTGTTTCAGTAGGTTGTTTAACTGCTTTTCCTGTATAAGCTTTTATTCCACCTTTTTTAAATGAAAAAGTAGCTCCAATATTAAAACTTTTTTTACCACCTGTACCTTTACCTACACCTCCAAAAATAGATCGTTTTTCATCAATATGTCGGGTGCCTGAAATAGTGTCCATTTTACTACTTGCACTTGGATGTTCTTTAACATCAAACTTTTGTCTATTAACTGTTATGCTTCCTTTTTCACCACCAAAAGTTAAACTTTTGTTTGTTTCTTGTGTATATCTATCTTCAGTTTTAGAATAAGAAGGTGTAATACTTAATCCTGTTTTTGCTTTTTTCACAGGAATACAATTAGGGACTTTTTTACCACCCTTCATTTTCATTCCAAACTGTTTATAGCCTTTCCAACATGCCATATTAATCATCCTTAGTAGCGGCCGCTTTGAGAGTGTATAACTTCTCCTTTAAACGGTTGTACAACTTCTTAGATTGTAGCACTTTAAATTGGAATAGTCTATTACTTAGACTTTTTGCGATAGGGTTTGGTTTTTTTACCATGCGTTGCTTGGATCGTTTTCGCATATTTACCTTTCCATGACTTTCCTAGTCCTGGTTCTAATTGTCTACTCATTTGTGATCTAGATATTACCATGGTTTATAATGTACTTTAGTTTCTTGTTTAATAGCTTGTAAACATTGTCCTCTATTATCATTACCGTTCCACGATACATGGACCCAACCACTGTCTGGTTCTCCATCCTTATAAAATTCTAAAATTAATTGATCATACTCTAAATTGTCTTTTATCCATTGCGCTAATTCCTTATTGTCTACGCCTACTACTTCTATATCCGCCGCTTTTCCTTCGGTATGTTGTGAATGAATACTAGAACCAATAGCTACACATAATTCACCAGATCTATATCCAGAAGATATGATAACAGGAGAATCAAAATGAGAACGAATAGGTTGTAATACATTTATACACAATGCTTTAAGATTATCAATTTGAGTTGGAGAAGGATTATTTGGTATTCCTTTTCGTTCTGCTGTTTGAGATTTAACTAATTCACTTAGTTGAAAGTTTGCTGATAGTTTCATTAGTTTTAAGTTTATTACATTTACAATCTTTTAACAATAGACAGAAACCCATACAAACCCAATAAATACAGCTCATATTTTTAATTTAGATAATTGTTTTGCAATAGTATCTAGTTTATTTGGATATTGTTCTTTGTTTGTACAACTTGCCGCCATTAAAAAACAAATAATAATAATAACCCACAAAACTGGAATAGTATATTTTGGTTTTAATTTCATTAATGCTCCTCAATCTTTTCTATTCGTTTAATACCGTGTTTATCTACATATACTTTTGCTTTAACTACAGAACATTGTACATGTGAATTACCACTATCATTATGTCGTTCTATTTTTCTTTTAGTCTCAAGACACTCTGATAAGGATTCTTTGTGAGAATGTTCTATCATTTTGTCGTTTAAAAATAAACATAAAGCTACAACCATTTCTATCATTAATGTTTACCATTTCCATTCCCGTTTGCAAACTTAATATCTCGTGTAGCATCTTTTAATCGTTCAACATCTTTTTTAAGTTTTTCTATTTCTTTATCAAATTGTTTTAACATCACACCTGTGTGAATATTTTCTTCTAATAATTTACCGTGTTTTTCTACTTGTTTGGTTAAATATTCTATTAACATAAACTGTTCTTGATCAATGGGTTTTTGTTTAGAAGCTTCTAATAAGTCTTGTTCAAATAATTTATTTTTGGTTTCTAATTGATTAAGTCTTTCAATAACACCAAAAGCAAACCATAGGCCTGCACATACAGCTATAATTAATGATATTAAATTTCTAAGTGGCAATGCCACATTTGTATTTTCACTTATTTTCATAGGCTATTAGCATTTCCACCTTCTTCTAGCCTGTCGTAATCGTGAATTAGGATCTTTAGCTGCTTTAGGAAATTGCTTCATTTGTCCCGCACTTCTAGCACAAAATGATTTTCTTCTCGCTGCACGTTTAGGGCCAGGGTTATCTTCTGTAACAGCTGTTTTTAATTTTGATCCTGGATTTTTTCTTCTGTAAGCCATAACACCTGCTTGTGTCATTCCTGCTCCAGATTCTGTTTTTCTAAAATATTTAGATTTACGTGGTGGCATCCCACCTTTTTTTATACCAGTGACATCTTTACCAAGTCCTGTATGCTCTTCAAGATATTCACCATAATAATCATATGGATCCATTCTCTCAAACATCATTAACTTCCGTTAGTTGTAGTAAAATAAGGTCCTGAATATTTGTCAGTTAATAAAGTAACTGCAGCAACACTAGTTAGTGTTGAACAAAAAATTCCGTTTGGAAATGGAATACCATCTTCTGGAAAATTTAAATTAATAACATCTCCAGTTGGAACATCTGCTATAAACATAGTAGTTCCAGTCTTGCTTCCAGTAGTTAAAACCACTTGTCCAGTTCCACCACCGCTTGAAGCAATAATAATTCCTCTTAATCTCGTTGCTGGTGCTACGATAGCAGTAGTGCTTGTAGCTTCAAATCTTGTTGCTTGTATATCGCTTTTGTATCCCATAATAGCTCCATTATACTTTTAAAATACTGGGGCGTAAAGTACGCCCCAGTATAAATATGATTACGCTCCTGGCGAACCGAAGATACCTCTAGGGTCAGACCAGCCGAAGCTGTATCTTTCTCTAGCTTTAAATCTTACGTTTCCAGTGTCAAAATCACCTTCGATTGCAGTTTTAATAGCTGCTCTCACAAAGTGTTTCAAACCGTTAGGCGCATCAGTCATGATGAAGAAAGCATCAGTGTCAGTCAAGAAGTGATTGACTCTGTAGCCTTGTGGGATCATTCCCATATTCATCATTGCATTGATGTCGTTTTTAGCAAACGCATTTGAACCACCTGGAGTTGTAGATAAAGGTGATCTTAAGATTCTCTCAGCAGTAAATTGCAATTCTTTTGGAATGATCAATTTAATACCTTGTAGAGCGATCTTTAATCCTCTTTCGTCTACGAAACCAGCGATATCAATTAACGCTTGTTCTAACGAAGTTTCTGACAAGTCAGCTGCAGTAGAAAGTTCATTTCTGAAAGTTCCACCATTAGACAATGGGTGGTCAGTAGTACAAAGTGCTTTACCGTCACCTCCATTGTAAGAGCCCCCAGTATCAAACGCGTTGTTTAATACGTTAGCTGCAGTGATTTGTTTAGTTTGCGCCATTGATCTAGCAAGAGCTCTTGTATATCTAGAAGCCAATCTGTCATACAAGTTGTCTTCAATTGCTTCCTCAGTAATTGCGAAAGCAAGAGCAACTGTATTATGAGTGTATCTAGAAGTGTAAGCTTCTGTCGCTTGATCAAAAGTTACTTGTGCACCTTCAGCTTTGGTACTTGCGTTACCAAAACCAGAAAGCATCACTTCTTCTTCGAACGCTCTGTCAGATGACTCAGACATGAAGATTTCTGCATGTTCATTGTCGTATCTGTTATATTCCAGGCCAAATAAAGCATTTAAACCTGGCTCTAGTTCTTTAACTAGTTGTGATCGTGATATAGCCATAATTTATCTCCTTTATATTATATGCCCACACCACCACGAGCGTACCCGTAGAAGTGTCTGTTGATTCGTACCAACACGTCTGCATTAATTCCAGCAGCGTCATTTCCAGTTTCTTGAGAAATGTCAATTGCTTGAAGAACTAACAATGAAGATGTACCCTTTGTAGAGTAGTCTAATTGCGCATTAGAAATACCAGTTAAAGCATTTCCAGTTGTGTCAGTTACACTAAAGTTTTGGAAAATGTCTGCGATTGCAAACGCTCCGTCAGAATCAATTGAATAAACTACTTCTGGATCATCAATAACAGTAGCAACAATGTCGCTAGCGTTAACTGTTCCTGGATAGTAATTTTTCCAAGTTGGTTTCTGTGTAGTCGGATCAGTGTAAAATACACCGTTAAAAACGCCTACAACATCATTAGAAGTTCCACCTGTATGTTTCTCAATTCCACCAGCGGCAGTTGGCTGAACCAAATCACCTTGGTAAATTGCAGTTCCATAGTTGGCAGCAATTCTATATCTGTTTTGTGCGTTAATAAATGGAGATCCGTCTAACTTTCTTACTGGTCTAAGACCATATTTTTCAGCTGTATTAGCCATAGTTATATTACTCCTTTATTAAGTTTACAATTTACTTTGGGATGGTTATCGTCACAAAATTAGGATTTACTCCCACCACCAAAAGTTACGCGAGATTGTCTATTAATATTAATAGGCATCTCAGGTCGTTGTTCCTTCATAAGTTCGGCATCACTCGCGTGTATCTTATCTTGAGTAATTTTTCTAAAATACTCAGCGCGAGATTCTACGATCTCTTCAGGTATCCTTCCCAACACAAGGCCAGCAACCCCGATCAAACCTGCGTATTGTCCTTCTCGAATAACTGGGTAAGCATGATCACCTAATTGATTTTTAATCTCTTCGGCTCTCACAAATTCCCAACCTTCTCTCATTTTCTTCGATACATTTGCTGTATCTTGAAAACCCATAGACTCGACTCTGATCCATCTATGAACAAAGCCGTCTGGCGCAGGTGGTGCATCCAGAGATGATGGTGGCGACCAAACTTTTTTACGAGTTTCTGTTCTTACTTCGGCCGCGCGTGAAGTTCTTTTATTATCGCTCATACTACTGTACCTCCTTCACGTATTTAGCGTATTCTTCTAGTGGCACCCCTAATTTTTTGGCAATAGCCAC